TTCTTAATGGGCCAATCCCCAGAGTACCCAGATTACAAATCGTATACTGCAAGTTCATATGAGACACCGTTCATCAATCCATCAGAGATCGATGAAGCTAAGCGCACACTACCTGAAGCGGTATTCCGCCAAGAGTACCTCGCAGAGTTTATAGATTCAGGTGGTGAGGTATTCACAGACATCGACAAGAACTGTTTCCCAGCTTGGACGCCTCCTGCAGGAAAGGTCTACTGCGGCGTAGATATTGGCAGAGCCCAGGACTGGACTGTGGCCACGTTTATGGATGCCTCAGGTAAAATAGTAGACATATATAGGAACAACCAAATGGAGTGGTCACAGATGGTGAAAGACATCTTAAATCGAGTCCGTAAATGGAACGCTACAGTGGTAGTGGAAATTAACGGTCTGGGTGACCCTATTTTTGAAATGTTGAAGAAAGAATGGCCTGACACCCATCCCTTTACAACTACCAATACTTCGAAGAATGAAATCATCGAGGGAATGATCCTGGACATCAATGAGAACACTCTTAAGATACCAAGCCAGGACTTATTCTGGGCACTCTACTCTGAGATGACTGTGTTCACTTACGAATATAATGCAAAGACCCGTAGCATTCGTTATACGCACCCACCAACGGGACATGACGATACCATTATTGCAACAGCCCTTGCAAACTGGAACCGCAAGAAAAACAAGACACTCGGAACTTACAACTACGTTAAACCCCGAAGGTAATGACCTTATTTTAATGATAACAGTAGAAGAAATAAATCGAGAAGCGGCAAACAGAATTATAAAGCAAAACCTCTACCATATCCCAAAGAACGAGACATCCGTGACTACATAATGGTTAAGAAAGAAAACTGGGTACAAGAAGATCTGTGGGATGAGTACCAAGAGGTAATAAAAAAGGGTGAGACCGGAAACTCACCCTTGGGTATTTAACCCTAACTGTAATCAAACAAAACGAAACCCCCGGTTTTAACTAGTTTAGATTCTTATTATTTAGTCACCCATTTTTCAGTTTCGAAACGTTGCAACAACTCATAAATACGATTGTAGTGTTTCATCATCATATTCTCATTGGTATAAAGTTCAATATAGCAACCTTTATCCATTACTTTAAAAGTACCAGTATACGCATCTCTAACGGTACACAATCCAAAGCTAATGCTAACGTTGTGTTGTTGAGGAAACCAATCATAGTGTTGTTTACGGTCTTTCCATAATGAAATGTATGGAAGCTCTGCTTGAAGATGGGTATATGGTGTAATGTATTTACAATATGTTTCGAGGTACTTGAACTGTTCATCGAATGAAAGGTTTATGAACTCATCTGTTTGAAAGTATTCAAGATAATTAATGTTTGCTTCTGGGTTTAATACTTGATTTTCCATTTTATTTATAGTACTTGTAAAGTGTGAGATAAGAACTTGTCTTTTATCTGAGCCATTGAGAACTTGGTGGCCTTCACACTGAAAGCTTTAAGTTGTGTTTTAAACTCATTGATACCTTCTTTGCTGTAAGGTAACACCTCACAGTAGTTCATAAGTTCTTCTTCGTGTGTTACACCATCTTTATCAACCCATGAACGGTCAAGTTCCATACTCAGACACATTTTATCTTCTAGCATTTCTAAGCTAAAATGGTAGTACGTACCCTCGAGCGCCGCGGCTTTGAAGCTTTGCTTGTCTAACATAACGATGTTGAAGTAAAAGTGACCGTAACTATCCCACATTGAATAGTTGTTTACTTGTTGGAATGGTACGCTCTTAAGGTTGAACGCTTTCTGGATTTGGGTGTTTACTGTTTGTGCTTTCATTGTTACTTTATTTTAGCGAGGTTACCCTCATTGTTACTATATAAATATACGAAAAGTATTTGACACTAAAAAATATACGGATAACTTTTTTTGGTCAAGTTACTAACAATTTGATTCAAAGATTACATCAGACCAACAAATAAGTTGAATGATTTGATGGCTAACAGACATTAAAGAAGGTTGTTTATCAATGAAGTCACTCACAATCTTTTTAGTGCCATCTTTACCAACTGTAATCATAGTAGCGAATGCGCGATACCACATACGTTCTTCGGTACCATTGGGACACGGGTCGGACCAGGTTTCAGTGTGATAACTCATAATGTAACCAAAGGTGTTCCATTGAGCATCGGAGATAGGTGCATAGCTTTGCGATTCACCATACTGTTCGTGGTAGAAGTTAGCTTTAGTCCATTCTACCCATTCGTTAGCGATTTGTTGCTTTGTCATTTTTTTGTTGTTTTTAAGATTACTCATTCATTAACTATATAAATATACGAAAAGTATTTGACATAAAAAAGTATTAGTAACTTTTTTTTAGTCAAGTTACTAACAATTTTAGTTTGTCATTTCATTAAAACAAGTCATATATATAATTTCTTGTGCAACTGCTTTAGGATTAACTCTAATAGCAACACACCATTCTAAAGACTGTTGCAAAGCAGCAATGACTAATTCTGCATTTGTCATTTGAGTATGTAGTGGAAACAAAAGAGTTTTAGTGTGATCACCGTACGTAAATGTAATATTAGGTTGAGAGTGATCATGGTAATCATACTCGGGTACACTAAATTTTACAGTTAGATACTTTTTACCAACATATTTACGATAAGTTGAACCTCGTGTAAATCCATTACCACCAGCCATAACTAACTTAAATCGATTTGCTTTTGTCCAAGTCTGTTTTGCTTTTTGATTTTCAATTATTGTCATTTTGATTTTAGTTTTACAAGTTAATTTCCCAAGTGACGGCCTCATTACCGGCATTCATATAACCCATCATGATTGATAGACTTTCAGTCATTGGTTCACTATTGTGTTCGTTTTTGCGATCATTCTTCCAAATGTGCGCACTGACTGAGCGAGCTCCGATCTCTTTAGCAAATTCAGGGTATTCACGACGTTCTGAAAACTTAAATCCTTGCATGGCCCACGTATTTTTAATAATTCGGAACTGAGCATTAGTATCTGCATACTGCAACATATTTTGGTTGTAGTGCCAGAAAGGCCATACTGTTTTTTGTCCGCGAGATTTCATACCTGCGATTTCTTCAGTTAGACAGTTAATAATTTCTTCTTTAGTAATAAAGGCTAGTAAAACATTGTGCTTTTTCATTTTGATTTTAGTTTACAGATTATTTTGTAGTGGATACGTATTTCATCATCTCATCAATGTAACAATATGCTTCATGTGCATCACCCATCTCTTTCATTTCTTTGATACTCTCGAAGCCATAGTATTCGGCATGGTCGCCGAAATAACACTGAGGCACATAAATCTCATTCATTTGAGAAATTGCATACATCAAGGTTTGTGGGTCAACGTTGCTTAAAAGTTCTTTTACTTGTTCTACGTTTGTGTTTTTCATTTTGTTTTTGTTTTTTTGATTACTCTCATTCATTAACTATATAAATATACGCTATAAGTTTGACATAAAAAAATATACGGGCAACTTTTTTTAGTCAAGTTACTAACAATTTTAGTTAGCTTTGTAAGTCATGTAAGCTCCGCGGTCAGCTTTAAAGCCGAGGGCTGCATACCAAGCGCGCAAGCGAATAGTATTTTTGAAGGCATCCATCAAAGTGGTTTTAGATAACCAAGTAGGGACCAAGGTAATGTTAATACCAAGCTCGTCGGCGATGTCCATCAAGCGGCTCATAATCTCAGTGCCCATTCCAGATCCGATAGGAGCTCCGATGTGATTCAAGCAAATCGTGTTTTCATTGATAGCATAAATCTCAACTTGGTAAGTGCCAGATTCGCTGATGATGTTGTAGCGGTAGTTTGCTTTGTTAGACAGATATTCTGTAAAAGCTTTGGTCATGGAAATATTGGTAGCATTAAAGATGCCATCCTTATAATAGTGGGTCTGCATATACAAGCTTTCACCAGGGAGTTCGCTTTGCATTTCTTTAAATAGTTTGTGTGTGACAATCATTGCAAGTGCTTCGCTGTCGTTGTTTTCTACAACGCTTAAAAGGGTTTCCTGGTCAACAAGCGTAGGTTGAGTAAATTGCTTTGCATTCATCTGTTTGTTGAAGGCATTGATTTTAGAAATCATCTTTTGTGTTTGATAGTTCATGTTGCTATTCTTAATTGTTATATGTAAATATACGAAATCCTGGCGACATAAAAAAATATACGGGCAACTTTTTTTCAAATAGTTTCTTTTGATACTCTAAAAGGTATATCCCCTGGGGCTAAAAGGTATATCCCCTGGGGCTGAAAGGTATATCCCCAAGGGCTAACAATAATTATATTAATAATTATAATACGTATGAGTCGCTTTCTAACGACGCAACTCATACTCGAAACTTCAGACCTCTACACAAGTATATCTTAATAAGTATGGAATTCAGCTTTCAAATAGGACCTAACAAATGGGAAGTGCCAAATGAACTGGATGCTCAAACATTTCAATCGGCTATGGCCTGGGACATTGAAGATGCGAAGAACCTAAAACCCTTTGTGTCGGCGATTTCAAATTGTCCGATCAAAGAATTAAACCTCTTAGACGACGATACCTTTAATTTGATCTTTGCATACTGTGTGTCTCTGCTGCCCGCCGATGAAACGTTGAACAAACAGAATGGGGTGTATGCCCTTAAAGACTTTGATGCTTTCACGTTGGGTGACTTTGTAGATATTGACCTTTACATTGCTGACGGACTTACAAAACACGTTGTGGACCTTGTAACTAAGTTATATGATATGCCGATAGGAACAGCAGCACACATAAGTATTAAAAGAGTGTGGGCTGCGTTGGTCGCTGTAGCGAAATGGCGCGAACTAGTTTACAAGGAACATGATGAGTTTTTCGAAATCAAGGGCAATCAAGATGCCAATGAAAAAATCGAAATACATAATATACAGTTGATGTGGTACGAAGCTATACTAATGCTTGCAGACCATCAATTCTTAAACATTGGTCTCGTGACTGCTAGACCGTACAAGGAAGCCCTAAACTTCCTAACCTGGAAAAAGAATGAGATTGCAAAACAGCAACTCGAACAAGTAAAACGAAAGTATGACTTACAAAAACGTTCTCGATGATTTTTTCGCAATCATCTCTAACCACAAGATGATCAAGACTGCAGGGTATGGTCCTTTGAGCGAAATCAAAGTGCCACGTGGTCAATACGATACCAACTACCCTTATGCATT